GAGATTTCCAGGTACAGTCATTGTCTGCATTGCCAGCCCACTCTCAACATACCCATATGGCTGGCACATGAACTTAATCTTCGCTGTCTTTAGGTATAGGAGTTTCTTGAAGTCAATCTGGCCATTTAGTCTTGCCTTGTAGAACACATCTGGTTCGCTGGATAAGACTAGATTTCCATTTCCTCTTAGCCAGGCCTTTATGGAGCCTAGCTGGCTCACATCCTTCAGTGTTATTTCCAGCTCCTTTTCAGTTGGTGATAAACTTCCATAATCCTGGAACAGGAATCCATCCATACCTGGAGCTTTCAGAAACTCGCCATCTTCTTTTGCTGACTGGATCGGAGGGAGGGTATTCACAACTATTGAGTAATCTCTCGAATCTTCATCCTTGAATATGAAATAAGCTCCCATTAGTATGCTCCTCCCCTCGACAGCCTTTCGTCATCTATGCTTCTTGTCATTAGCTCATCAAAGTAGTCATACAAGCCACTTGTAAGCTTTCTTCCATCAAGGTACACATCCACCTTCTTCTCAGCTATCTGCCTGAGTAGGTAGATCATTCCCCTGAACTCGTCCCCTTTGCCCATACTTAGTGACCTCATCGCATCTGCCATAATAGGCACAAGTCGATTTAGTGGAAGTATTGCCTCACCACCGGTACCAGACTCCCCACCAGCGAGGAATGATGTCCCATCGAATCCGAATATTGTAGGATCCAGCATAAGACCACCTTCCCTGTACCATTTAATTCCAAAAGATGGGACCTGTGGTGGTGCAAGGCTGAATTTCCCTTCTATCTCAAAGTGTGGGAGCCTGATCTGAGGCAACTTAAACTCAGGCAACTTTAGATTCTTGAAGAAACCTACTATGGCATCAATGGCAGACTTTACAGCATCTCTTGCCTTGTTTATCGAGCTTGATACAGTACTTGTAACTCCATTCCATACGCTGATTCCGGTGGCTTTTACGGTGTCCCAGTTTTTATAGAGTAGTACACCAACGGCTATGAGGCCGCCGATTGCAGCAACTGCGATTCCTATTGGACCAGTTATTATTGCTATGACTCCACCTGCTGCTGAAATTGCACCGGAAACAGCACTAAAGGCCGACACAGCCGCACCAACTATTGATACGACCTTACCGATTACTAAGATAACAGGCCCTACAGCGGCAGCCACAAGGGCAACCTTCACAATGGTCTCCTGTTGCTCCTTTGAAAGACCCTGGAAGCTATCCATCAATGGTTTTACTACGCCGATGAGGCTTTCAAGGATTGGTATTAGGATCTGCCCAAATTGAATACCTATCTGCTCCGCCTGTTCTTTCATCGCTCTTATCTTATTGGTCGGGCTATCCATGGTCCTAGCAAGGTCTCCCTGTGCATTCTTAGTCGAATCAAGGATTACACCATACCTAGCCTGTACCTTTTGAGCTTCAGTAAGCTCTGCACCTTGCTCTGCTATCCCATGTGTGTAGGCATACGTCTTCATTGTATTGTCAGTGACGAGTATTCCTAGAGCTTTCAGCGGTTCAGCCTCTCCAGTTATACCAGCTCGAAGCTTATTGAATGCTTCATCCGGATTAAGATTGTAGAATGATGCCATGTCATATGCTAGAGTTGTCAGTCCCTCGGACATATTAAGTGATTCATCCGAAGCCAATCCCATGGACGAAAGCATAGAATTGTACGTTGCCACATTGCTTCTCACATTATAGGCATTAAGTCCCAGAGCCTTTGACATCTCTTCAGACCAGCCTCTGGCTTCTCCTGCGAGTCCACCCATTGAGACTTCAAATAGGTTCTCAGACTCTATTGCATCCATAGCCATCTTTGTGGCAGCAGTTCCGATTCCGAGTATAGGTAGAGACACTGCAGTTGATAGATTCATACCTACTGACTGCATCTTCTCTCCAACTGCCTTCATCTTGTCCCCGGCTTTATCAAGGGCTTCTGACAGTGTATTCCAGACAGAGGTTTTCTTCTTAAGCTCATCTGAAGTGTCTTTCAGCTCCTGTTGCATCTTGCTTAGCTCTGCATTGGCATAATTCAGCTTGATCTTTAGGTTTTCTGATGCCTTTGAGTCTGCACCCTTTTTCTCCACACTTTCCTGGAAACTCTTAGAGAGTGCTTCAACCTTCCCCTTCTGTATCTCAATCTGTTGATTAAGACTGTCTGCCTTTAGCTTCAAACCCTCTGTTGACTTTCCGAAATCTCCAAGCTTTGCACTGGCAGCGGTAAATTCGCTCTGCACAAGCTTTAGGCTTCTCTGTAATTTACTTACGCCTTCCTGGAATCCCGTATCATCAAGACCTATTCTTGCTACTACTGTATTACTTCCTCCAGCCAAACTTACCACCTCCCTTACAATGGAATGTTGTCTATCGTGTCAGCTCTGTCGTCATCAATGCCATTAACCGCTTTATGGATCCTTAACAGGCCATGAAGCTTTCTTGGAGTTGCGTTCCAGAACTGCTCCTCAGTCATCTTAAGGATCACAGTCCCCAAATAGAAAAGCCACTCCCAGTCCCAATCTATGGAACCTGAGTGGCTGTCACTTCCCCCGGGGTCTCATCAACCTCAGGCATTGCTATACTTAGAGCTTTATTGATTACTGTACCCAGCCTTTCAAGATCATCTAAGCCCAAAAGTGAACCAATGCTTTTCAACGTTACCGAATCATCCTCCACCTTTACGGTCGCATATACCAGGGCTCTCACAGCCTTTATCTTCATCCTCTGCAAATCTTCAAATGCTTTGTTCAGGTCCCCGTAAATGTCCTCCAGCTCGCAGAATGTGTTCAGATTGAATTTCAGTTCATATTCCTTTTCATTAAGGGTAAACTTGATACCCTTGACCTTCAACTCATTTCCTTTCACTTATATCCCTCCACAAAATCTGTTGCCTAATAACTTTTGGCAAAATAATAAGACTTGCATCTCGCAAGCCTTATTATTCTGTAAACCTTCAGTTATTAGAGTATAGTTTCAAATTAATTTTCAAAAACATCACTAATATCTCCTGCAGCTGACAGAAAACCTAAGCTAACCACATCAACCAAGTCATCACTAACCTCTAAAATATACCACTTACCATCACTTTTTACACAATCAATTTTTAATGTGACTTCCTTATAAGTGTCTGATATGGAATTCGCCTTTTCATTTATCGTATCTAAAAACAATTTGTTCATTTCGTCATCGGTTGGTTCTTGACCGCTAAATGCCAAACTCATTGCTTTTGTAATTACTTCACCCATTGCAGCCTTAAGAATAATCCCCCCATCTATATATTTTGCTTTTACAGTTACTGAGGCATTATCTCCATTGATTTCACTGTTGGTAATTTCATATGTCATTTTAGATGCTCTGGACTTTATATAAGTTAGATAAAACTCTTGGACCAAATTCTCTGAGTTATCACCGGTAATACTCTCAATTTTAAATCTATCACTAATCTGAGTTGGCTCAATGTATGTTAATACTGTTTTGTAATCTGCTTTTTTTGATGCATCAAAAAAACCTGACACCGTATCCTTGGGACTTGGGCTACTACAGGCAAATAAGCTTAGTACCATTAATGACATTACCAGAGCGGAAATTACCTTTTTCATTTATATACCCCCATAAAAACATTTATGCACTACACTTATGCAGTAAGCAATATTGCACATCATAATTATAGCATATTATTCCATTATATTGCACTTATGGGTTTAACTATGTGAAGAGGCGTAGCTTATACACTAACTTATATTGGAGTAGGCTCAGCTGGAACTCCAGTGAACCATCCTGAGATAATCGTCTGATCCGCATCAACTTCATCCTCATCAGCAATAAATCTGTAGTTTCCATCGAAGTCTCTGGCGAAGAATGTTCCTTTTAGCTTAGAGCTCTTTGGTGCAGGCTTCCCTGCCTCAGTATCAAACTCATCAGATGTCAGTTCAAACTTGCCCTTCAGGAGCCACACAAACCTGTACTTTCCGTTGGCCTTCTTTGATTTGAATCCCATGGCGATAGTTGGTGGTAAATCATCCTTACTTTCAATAAGGACACCCTTCACAACCTTTGCCCCCTGGAGTGTAGCACGACTTGTGAGTGAAAGCTGGTTGAGCTCTATCTCCACTTCCACACTATCGAATGCTGAAATTACATCCTCCACAATATCATCAGAATATATATTCTCAGAGTTCACCTTCGGCGCTATTTTTGCACTCACCGCTCTCTCCAATTTCTCAGGCACTCCATATGTAGCTCCAGTTCCATCATCCTTTGTTACAGTAGCTATGTGAATATCTTTAAGTCCTATTTGTCTAGGCATTTTATCCCTCTCTTTCTTCTAAGTAGTAATACCTCAGCGCCTTATGGTAAATCCTTGTGTCAGATTCATAGAGATCCGCTTCGTCAATCCGAGTAAACCCAGCATTCTTCATTTGGTTCTTTACTTGAATCACAAGGACTTCATAATCAATCTTTGACCATATATCAACCTGAACATATCTCCCTGTTAAGCTTTCCTCGTCATCATCATAAGCTTCACCTGCTTGGAAGTATTCGTGGAATGTTATGTATTGATTGGCTGCACCTGAATGCTTCTGAAATTTCACAGGGACTCCAAGTGGGGTCAAAGCCTCAAGTATCTTCTTATTCAAACTCCATAAGCCCCCTCTCAAGTTCCTCTTTTATTACATTGTTGATGTCTTTTTGGTTTTCCTTAAGTGATTTCTCGGCCCAATGCTGAGCAGGCATCTTTGACGTGCCATATTCAGTGAACTTCGAGTAATAGAATTCTGATGCATCATCCTTGGTTGGGCCAATGTTCACAAAATCAATACCATCAACCTTCTCTTTCTTAGATACCTTGATATGATCTGCCATATGCTTCTTTGTATCCTTGGACCTTGGAGCTTTTTCCTCCATGCTTTTCTTAATCAGGTCACCAGCTTTACTTAAGGCACTTTTCTTTATGGCCTCGCCCTTATCTCCAAGCTTATTAACCTTATCAATTAGTTCCTGCATCCCTTCAAGTGAGATTTTAGCCATTGGAGTCTACCTCCTTTGCCTGTATCTCAATATAATCATTCCGATACTTGATGTTATCGATGGAGGTAATGTTGTAGGTCTTGCCTTGAAAATGAATCTGCATCGTCTGGTCCAGCCCACTTATATACCTTATGGTGAACTTCACAGTATTTTCAGCTTGAACTGCTTTAGCTTCAAAGAATTCTTTCCCATGCAGGTTCGATACCTTGGCCCACACTTCCTTTACTAATTCAGGAATCTCTATCTCGTACCCATTCTCGTTCATTGATATTGTGACTTTCTGAATTGTAATCCTATGTCTCATTTCACCAATTGTCATGATTACCACCCGTCCTTCCTATAGGGTGAAAGCAGGCCGATCATCACATTGATGACTTCCTTCATATTCAGGTTTTCCCTCTTCTCGTATAGATTAGCTATGCAGTAAAGAGCTGCCTGCCTTATGGATTCAGGAACAACAGTTAACTCTGACAGTGGGAACCTTAAGATATTCTCACAAATTTCTTCACTTGAACTAATGAAAGAGGAGATGAGTTCATTGTCCTCATCTCCATCTATTTTCAAAAACTGCTTTGCTTCTTCGAGCGTAACCAACACACTCCCCACCTTTTATGCATATAAAAAGAGACCTTATCGGTCTCTTAAGCATCATTTTTTATTCTGTAGCAGCAATGTCAAAATATAATTATTCAAGCTTCGATTTACTTCTTTAGCTTCCTTGGTAAGTTCGCCTTTTAAGTCTAATGGCAAAGTTAATAGTATCCTGGTCTTATCTTTTCCAACCAAATCTCATCACTCCCGATTCATATTTATGCACAATTATTGCTAGACTCAGCGTATCACAAAATATATCGAGAAACAAAGTATATTCTTTTTATTTACGGAAAATAGTTATCTAGCCAGGAGCCTCAAATTATTCGCTTACTCAGATAGCATTAAACCTGCAGCCTTAAGTTTTGCTATTAATGCATTCAGATCAACGACCACTCCAGCTACAGTGGAAGCTACACTGTCAGCCTGCAAAGCTGCAGGCTTCATTTCACTTCCAGAGAAAGAGAGCTTCCCACCAGTAGCGATGTCCAGCTCTCCTCCAATCACTGTCTTTTCTCCACCCTGCTCAGTGTAGTTCTTAACGTTACTCATATTCCTTCACCTACGCTTTCTGCTGGAGGACCTTTATGGCCTCTGGAAGTATGAGCTTACCATCTACCCTCTGAGTTGCCTTGAACCCCACCTGACCTGTTGCCGCATAGAGCTCGTTCAGCCTCTGGAATGATCTACCCTGCCTGTCAGCAACCCAGTAGTATCCGAAATCACCAAAGGCAATGGTCTTAGCAGTTGATGCTATGGTCGGGACATAGGCTGATGTCTTAACAGGCTTATTTAAGATTGTATCAGGAGTTCCTGCAGTTAGTGATGGCATCCATATATACTGCCCGTTGCCATCTTTCAATTTTCTTATGACCTTAACTGTCGCATCATTCGTGACAAATACTGCATTTTTTCTGTAAGGCGATTTAAGACTATACATCAAGTCAATTAACTCGTCTGATGTAATAGCCGTAGCTGCAGCTGCAGTTACGCCAAGCGTTGCACCACCTGTTGCATTGAATATTCCTGTAGGTTTTCCTGAACCATCACCTATGAAGAAGGCTTCCTCTTCCTTTGCTCCTATCCTTCTTGCAAACTCTTTTGCAATGTATGCTTCAAGATTGAATACACTGTCGTTAAGCAGTTCCTCAGAAACCTTGATCATTGTAGCTAGCTTGTAGGCTCCAATTGAAACGAGTCCGAAGGAATCATCTGATTCAGGAATTGGTGCTTCTTCTTCAATCCATGAAGCTGTCCCCTTCGATGCGACAATCGGTATTTTCTTATCACCTGAAGATGTGTTTATGATCTTTGCAAGGCTTCTGAAAAGATTCTCCTCTTCAAGTGCCTGTATAAGGACCTTTTCAAACTCATCAGGTGCAAGGTAACCACCTTCGCTGTCAGTTCCTATCTGCAGCGCATTCTGGATATCGAAGCTATTCTTACTTCTCAGAGCCTTCCAGAAAGCAGCTTTGTACTCATCAGTAGCTCTTCCGGTCTTCATCTCCATTCCACCATTTGGCTTCATGGTTATGGGGGTATTGACCGCCTTAGAAAGCTCAAGGTCGAGTGCCTGCTGCCTTTCAAGTCTATCAATCTCCTTTCCAAGGTTAACAACATCAGCTTCCATCTTATCGTAGGTTGCCGTGTCTTCTGCTGAGATTAATCCGTCATTTCCTCTCTTTGCATCAAGGAATGACTTCGCAGCATCCCATGCTTTTGCTCTTTTCTCTCTTAGTTCCAATATCTTATTCATTCATTTCCTCCTAATATTTCAAGAGACTAAGTCTCTTATCGAGTTCACCTATTGCAGTTTTCTTTTCCTTTTCCTTCTCTGGAAACTTCTCCTTCAAGGAGTTTAATACAGTCATCTTGCTGAATACAGCACCTTCAATGGCATGTGCCTCTTCCTTTCCATTCTCAAACATGACCTCATCTGCAAAGCCAAGCTCCACGGCCTTCTTTGCATTGAACCAGCTCTCAGCATCCATGAAGTGAGATAGCTTGGTTCTCGATAGCCCTGTCTTAAGCTCGTAAGCATTGATTATGCTTTCCTTAACCTCTCCAAGCATTGCTATAGCTTTCTCCATTTCTACAGCGTCACCAAACGCCATAGTCATGGGATTATGGATCATGAGCATTGAGACCGGGGACATCATTACCTTTGATCCAGCCATTGCAATGACTGAGGCTGCGCTTGCTGCTAGGCCATCTATTTTCACGGTCACATTCCCTGGATACTCTTTCAGCATGTTGTATATCTGGCTGGCAGCAAAGACATCACCACCTGGAGAGTTGATCCATATGGTTATGTCACCATCACCATTCATGAGCTCCGACTTGAACATCTTTGGAGTTACTTCATCCCCATACCAGGTCTCGTTTGCTATTGCCCCATCAAGGTACAAGGTGCGTCCTTCATCGCTTTCCACCCAGTTCCAAAACTTTTTTATTTTCATTCTCTTTCTCACCTCCTTAGAGATCAGGTTCCATCAGTTTTGGCACACTTGCCATATCCATCATTGCAGCATTAACCATGTACTTGTTTCCTCCAAGTTCCTCAGGTATAAGGTTCATCTCCTCCAGTTCCCTAATGTCATTTGCAGACATTATTCCGTTCTGTCTCATGGTCTGGTAGAAGCTTGCTCTTGAAGCAGCATCGCCTCTTAGTCTTCCGTTCAAATTGAACTTAACGAAGTACTTCTTTTTGTCGTCATATGAAAACAAGGCCTTTTGCATGGACTGCTCAAGCCTTGATACCCAGGGGATTATTGTGTTGTCTATGAAGCTTATCGACTGATTTTCGATATTAGAGAATGTAGCTCTATCAAGGGAAGCCACCAGATGTGGTGGTACCCTGAAGATTCTGCATATCTCTTCGGTCTGAAACTTCCTTGTCTCCAGGAACTGTGCCTGCTCAGGCGGTATCCCAATGCTCTGGAATTTCATTCCTTCCTCTAGGACAGCCACCCTGTGGGCATTGCTGCTTCCCTGATACACTGCATTCCAGCTATCTCTTACTCTCTTGGGATCTTTAACCACCCCAGGGTGTTCAAGTACACCGCCTGGATTAGCACCATTGGCGAAGAAGGTAGCTCCATACTCTTCAGTTGCTATGGCCATTCCTACAGCATTCTTAGCCATGGCTATTGGCGAATATCCAACAATACCATCAAAACCTAGACCGGGAATGTGCAGCACATCATAGCTCCTTAGCTTTGTGGAGCCGAGCTCGGTTCTGTATTCATAGATCAGATCTCCATTTGAGTTTCTGTCCACAACCATTCGATCTGGCAGCAACGGATACAGGGAAATCACATTACCTCGGCCATCTCTTATGATTTGAGCATAGGCATTACCCCAAAGTAAAAGATGACTCATAAGTGTCTCTCTGAACACAAATGAAGTCATCTCAGGGTTAGGTTCATCATGAAGGATCCGGTAAAGTCTATGAGCCAGTGCCTTTTCTTTACCGTTTGATGTGTGCTCATATACATGAAGTGGTAGGCTGGCTATTGTCTCTGCCAGTATCCTTACACATGCATACACAGCTGTTGTCTGCATAGCGGTTCGCTCATTCACGGTCTTGCCGCTGCTGGTGCTTCCAAAGAAAAAGCTGTAATTACTTCCGAAGTATGTATTTGAAACAGGCTTATCCCTTGACCTGAATAGCCTCCCAAGTATAGGTATCTGCATTCTGTACCTCCTAAATCGTAATTTTTCTCAAACTAAAAGCACCTCTTTTGAAGTGCTTAGTGATTTCTATTCTCCATAAAGTATGAATTCCAGGTATTCTTTCTTGTGCTCATCAATGAACAATACTAATTCGAAGTAGTCATTGTTGTAGGCTTCTCTCTGGACACCATAAATATCAAACATGCTATATTTACTAGAATCCCTGATGTCCAAAATCTGCTCCCTAAGCTTGTCCGTTATGAGTCCTGGTTCTGCGTAGTAGCTCGCATACCGGCAAAAATTGTAACCTTCAGACTCGCAAAGTATGCCTTCCTTAGCCCCTTCAGCCTTGATATAAATGCAGTGGTAGACGCCATTGGTGTCCACATACATGGCATGTAGGTTCTGCTCAATGAAAGGATAGTCGTCAAGAAGGTTATTAGCGCAGTTGTCGTACTCAGCCTGGGTAAGCTCCACTATCTCCTCGATTACAAACTGGCTGCCCTCTGAGGGCTTTGTGGCCCTCGATTTGAGCTCTGCAACATCAACTGGCTTCCTTAAGAACACTGCCTTAGCCATTGCGCTTACCTCCCCTTATACCTTCATAGTTGAAGTTACCTTTCCTTATCTCCGCATTCTCAGCCTCAACCGCTTTCTTGTAGTCCTCGTCCTTCATTTCCTTCTGCCAACATTCCATGCATATACAGTCTGAGTTGAACATTGACATTATCCTTCCATCCTTGAGTTCCTTGTGGCACCTGTCACAGCGTTTCTGAGTGAAAAACCTGTCTTTCATCTTTCTTCCTCCAACTCTTCCAAAGCACTATTAAGTTCCTCAAGAATGTTGCTTGCATACTTGTGTGCAGTGATATTTACCTTCGTGCCTACAATCTCCAGGTCACCTTCAACCATATCGATTAGCCCTTTCACCAGTTCAACCGCTTTGATGTTCTCAACCTTAATTCCTGTTGGATGGAGCATTCTAAATGTACCTTCTTTGATTAGGCTCTCAATCTCTGTCTCGCTGTACATCATCACATCTTCATCAGGTTCGTTTACGTTCTCAAGAATGAAGTCGTTGCCCCATTTGCCGATGATCTTGCAGGTTGTCTTTCCGCTCTTTGTGATTAGAAAATCACCTTTTTTCATACATTAATCCCTCCAAACTGTTTTGTCATTACATATATCACTCTAAAAGCTATATATAGCAAGCAAGTCTTGAAATTAATGTAAATCGGAAAATACCATTTGGTACTGTTTTCCCCATAAAAAAAGACATCTTGCGATGCCTTTATATCATATTCTATTAGTTTAGCTCCTCTTTCCATGTCTCTTTAAAACCTGATAACCTAATAATATCCCCGAATCGAACAGATTTAAACTCTACTTTGTATCTATTAAACAGGTTGTCAAGGCTGTTGATTAAATACATATAGTCAGTCTTCGATAATACAATTTTTAAAATGCATATTAGTGAATACAAATTTGATTCTCTAATTGCTGCTTCATCGATATTGCTATTTCTGTAAAATTTTGTAAAGATTGAATATTTAACTCCTTTTATCAATTTAAATAGAAATAATACCTCTTCATGAGCGCATACATTTCTAAATAAATTCACCGCTTTTACTACTTGCTCAAGTTCTTCACTGCCAACCTTTTCTATTGACTTATAATCACTCTTAAATTGCTCGCTAAAATCTTTAGCAATTCTATCTTTAACTGAGCCATCAATTGCGCTATAGAAATACGACATGTTTCCAATAGTTAACGTGTTTACTAATACCCATAAAGGAACACAGTCATGATTCTCGATATAATGACTTATGTATACAGTCTTTGATTGATTTCTTTTAGTATTTTTATTTATTTCATTCGATAAAGTAGCAATGTTATTTAACACATTGGATAGCCTATCTTTCTCTTTAGAGTAATTTTCTATCGCTAAATAGGCATAGGGTCCTCTAAATTTATCAGAGAAGTGATAAGCACATGAAGTTTTGAAGTGTGTCTCGAACTTTAACAAGGCACCTAACAATATCATCCTTAAGTCTCTATCGAAATTATATAATCCATATATTTCATCAAAGGTACAACCCTCTGAATATCTCTCAGGAACAGATACATTCCCATCAAGATCCTTTTTTAAAAATGGTTTCTTGTAGCCATTAATAACATTATAGTAGTTTTCCCGAGACAAAATGTATTGTGCTTTTTCACCATCACTAATTATCAGGCCTCTAGACTCAAGAATTTTCACTTGTTCAGTCAAAGTTGAAAACGGCCTTGTACACATAAATACCCCCAATAATGAAAATAACCCCACCGCGGACGGTAAGGGTTTGATCTGTAAATTAAGTATAGTTTAAACGCAATTTTTTTGCAACGTATTTAAAAAAATTTACATTTCATTTACTTTACAATTACGTTTACTCTTTCTACCACTTGCAGATTATTATATCACAATGGAGTAATTATTAAAAGTTTGATAGCTTCTCTATTTGACTTTGGCCATTGGTACTTTGCATCTATAAAATTAAAATTCCCCTCTCATCATATATGCTACCCTTTATCTCATTTCTGATGGCTCTATCCAGGGCCATGATTAAGGCAACAGCTCCGTCAATCTTCTCTGTGCTCTTTTCCTTGTCCGGCTTTATATTGCCGGCAGGATCCGTCTTGACGTATATGTTGTCCATCATCCATCGGAGAACAGGATTACCACCATGGACTATCTTCTTCTCTAGTGTCAGTTTCATGAGCTCCTTGGTCGGTGGTGACATGTCCTTGTAGCCCTGACCAAAGGGCACTACTGTAAAGCCCATGCCTTCAAGGTTCTGAACCATCTGCACCGCTCCCCATCTGTCGAAAGCAATTTCTTTAATGTTGTACTTTGTGCCAAGCTCCTCAATGAAATTCTCTATGTAGCCATAGTGGACCACATTGCCATCTGTGGTTTTGATGTAGCCCTGCATCTCCCAGGTGTCATAAGGAACATGGTCCCGTCTAACCCTGTTCTGAATGTTATCTTCTGGTATCCAGAAGTAAGGCAGTATTATGTATTTCTCATCCTCATTCCTTGGTGGAAACACAAGGACAAATGCTGTGATATCTATTGAGCTTGAAAGATCCATGCCAGCAAAGCATTCGCGACCTCTCAATTCTTCCGGATCCACCGTAAAGTCGCATTCATCCCAATGATGCATCTGCATCCACCTGACTGACTGCTTAACCCAGATGCAAAGCCTAAGCTGTTTGAACAAGTTCTCCTCAGCTGCGTTCTGCCTGGCATTCTCACAGGCAATCTTAATCTTCTCTTCTTGCACTGTTATTCCCATACTGGGATTTGCTTTCTTCCAAACTTCCGGATCCGTCCAATCGTCATTCTCTTCCGCAGCATAAATAGTTGGGTAGAATGTAGGATCCAACTTTCTGCCTTCAAGGATGTCCATAGCTTTTTGATGTAACTCATAGCCTATGCTGTTGAAGTCATTTCCAGCAGTTGTGATCAGGAAGTTTACCGGCTGTCTCCTGGCATCTGATGCTCCATGAAGCATGACGTTCATCATCTCCCTATTGGCAACGTGAGTCTCGTCGAATAAAACTGCTGTTGGTGAGATACCATGTTTCGAGTATGCTTCGCTTGAAAGTACCTGGTAGAAGGAGTTCATTGCCGGATACACTATCCTCTTCTGGGACGCCACTACCTTAAGCCTCTTCTTCAATGCTGGACTCAGTGAGATCATGTCCACCGCCACATTATAAATCAGACTGGCCTGTGCTCTGTCTGCTGCGCAGCTATATATCTCAGCCCCACGCTCTCCATCAGCAGTAAGCATGTAAAGGGCAAGTGCAGCTCCAAGCTCCGTCTTACCTTGCTTCTTGGCAATTTCCACATAAGCTGTAGTTATTTGCCTGAATCCATTTGGTTTGATGATTCCAAAGATGTTCCGAATTATGGTCTCCTGCCATGGGAGGAGCTTGAATGGTTGATTGTACCATTCACCTTTGGTGTGCCTTAGATTTTCGATAAATCTTACTGTGTGATCTGCCCTCTCAGGCATGTAGGTTGACGTTGGCAGCATAAACTTAGTTGGGACAAACAGATCGCTTTTCTTATTAGCCAGGTATCTCACCGCATTCTTTTGGAAAATTGAGAGCTGCATACTCACCAAATAGCATTGATGCTGCATTGTCCCTAACTTTAGCTGCCAGACTCGAATCATCGAAGGTTCCAATATGATACTTCCTACCACAGAAGTGGATGTATGCTTCGAAGGAATTCTCACGTTTGGACTTGCTCACACCAATGTAGCCTGATGTGTTTGTTCTCTTGAGACTTTGGTTGAAGCAGTTCTCCTGGTGGTTGCAGATTCTAAGATTAGACCGTCTGTTATCCATCCTATCCCTTGAGATATGGTCCACTTCCATCCATGAAGGATAGTTTAGGATCACCTTATGGAGCGTCACAATCTTACCCTTTCGCTTTGTTGAAATGTACCCCTTCTTCGAAAGGTGCCAGCTGTGCTTCTTGACCTTATCATAATCCGCCTTATCAAATGTAAAAGCCACACCGTTTCTGGTGTAGCCTGTAATATAGGACTCTCGTTCAATTATCACATATGTCAATCTCCAGCACCTCCCTTTAGAAGAAGGAGCTCCATTGGGTCGTCACTCTCCAGGGGCTTATCTGTTACGATTCTACTCCTCGCTGAAGGAGTAAGACCGAACTGCTCACAGAACCTATTCATTATCTTCAGGTAAGTCTGAGCTATAGAAACCTGCGGTACTTGCTGCCAATACCCTGATGGAGTCTTTACTATGGTTCCATGCTTAGTTATGAACTCCTCCGCTTCCTTCCACCTGGCATAGGCCTGACAGTATCCAGCGAAGGCTGCCATGTCCACTTCAGAGAGGACGCCCATGGTCTCAAGAAGCTTTCCTGTCCTTCGCCATTCCTTCTTAGCTTCAGCATCGAGCCAAACTGGACACTTGGGCATCTTCTTATCTGGTTTTGGTTCATATTCGTTTAGTGCTCGCTTTCCTGGATTTCCTTCCAGCACCTTTATCGCTGTTGGCTTGGGCTTTCGTCCTCTTGTCGCCATGGTAATCACCTCCCTCCAATAAGAAAAGAGCCCGAAGGCTCAATCCTGTATTCTTCTATTTCTCAATCTTTGGTTCTACCCCTCTAAAGGCTGAGTTACCTTCTAGGCATTTAAGAAGTGCTGTTCTCGTTTCCTTGTATTCCGCACCGTTTAGTCCTAACCTTATTAACCAGACTCTCAATGCGTACTTTGGATTGTCATCCTGCGAGGTTTTGTATGATGCATGTTTCAGTTGCCGGGCTTGGTTTGCTGTAGCCTTAAGTACTTCTCTCAGTGCTTTTACCTTATCCTCGCTGATACCATCCGTGTTAAATTCTGCAAAGGTAACCGGCCCACCTAGATTGATTTGAAACCCCTTCAGACGAGGCCTTAAAGGCTCCAGGTTCGCTTCAAGTTCCTTTAGGTCCGTTACCTTGGCCTCCGCCAGTTCTTCGGCAACACCGGCCCCAACAGGCTGCCAGTCAAGGCCCAGCGCAAGAGCCAGAAGCTTCTGCTTGCTGGTGAGCATGTTGATAAGGTTCCTTATCGTTGCTCCCGTGTGGCCTTGCAGGCTAACCTCAATTGCTCCCTTCTGATTTGATGGGCTCTCACGCATAAGCTCTCGCTCTGTATAGGTTATCTCATCCTCAGTAGAATCACTGTTCAGTATACACTCAAGGAGTCTCTCCACCCCATTCATATCAAGAACCTCACCGGTTCTTGTGACCGTGTAAGTTGTCTTTCCGTCTGTGATTTCGTAACTGAAGGTTGGTGCTCCTTTGTACTTTGCCTTTGTTCCCAACTTCTCCTCTACCGCCTTGATGACTTCCTTCTTGTCCATTCTCAATACCTCCTGTGTTTTCTTGGTAGTGTATATATCACTCTAAACACAGGTTATAGCAAGCTAATTCACGACTAATCTGGCAGTTCTTTTACAACTTCGGAGTACTTGATTTTATTGCCATCCTTCAGGAGGAACACCTCATTGTCTGACCCGGTTGCTTCGATAAATCGCTTGATTGTTACTGATGCGTACTTGGGATCAAGCTCCATTCCGTATCCTACACGGTCAGTCTGCTCGCAGGCTATTATTGTACTTCCACTACCAGAGAAAGTATCAAGGACAATCCCATTGACTTGGGAGCTGTTCTTTATGGGGTAACAAAGTAAAGGGATTGGTTTCATGGTACAGTGGATATCGTTCTTCTTTGGTTTATCATAATTCCAGATGGTGCTCTGTGATCTGTCGCTGTACCAACGGTGCTTACCACCTTTAGTCCATCCATAGATGACTGGTTCATGGCCCCACTGGTATGGTGATCGTCCTAATGTGAATGTGTTCTTGGCCCAGATACATACTCCACTTAGATGAAATCCTGCTTCGATGAATGATTTTCTAAAATTCAATCCTTCAGTGTCTGCATGGAATACATAAGCTGATCCGCCTGGTTCAAGATGGGCAGCCATATTCTTAAATGCAGAGAGTAGGAATTCAAAGAATTCTTTGTCTTGCATGCTGTCATTCTCTATCTTCAGCCCATTGGAGCCTTCGTAGGAGATATTGTAAGGCGGGTCCGTAACTACGAGGTTCGCTGCCTTCCCATCCATTAGCTTAGCTACATCTTCGGGCTTGGTGGCATCTCCACACATGATCCTATGTCTACCTAGTTGCCAAACCTCCCCAGGCTTTACAAATGCTGCTTCCTCCAGTGCTTTAGTCACGTCGTAGTCGTCATCTTTGACATCTTTGTCGTGGAGCTTAGTGAACAGCTCATCAATTTCTGGTGGATCGAATCCCGTGAACTTAAGATCATAATCGAGTCCTTCAAGGTCCTTGAGAAGATCTGCTAACAGACTCTCATCCCAGAATCCTGATACCTTATTCAAAGCCACATTGAGTGCCTTCTCTTTTGTTTTGTCGATATCGATGACCACGCAGTCTATCTCTTCGACTCCTAGTGTCTTAAGGACTGTTATTCTTTGATGGCCACCAATGACTGTCTTGTCCTTATTGACGATCACAGGGTCAACATACCCGAACTCCTTTATGCTGTTCTTGATCTTCTCGAACTCACTATCACCGGGCTTCAGCTTCTTCCTTGGATTGTAGTTGGCCGGTATTAAATCATCAATTCTTAGTTTCTTAAACTCCATTCTCATCTCTCCAAAATCTATATTTGATATAACAGTTATGGCTGCAGTACTTTCTGTCAGAGCTTCCATAGCTCTCAAATTCAGTTCCACAGTGGCTACAGGTTATCTTCTTGAATGCTGTCTCCTTAGGCTTCCGGTTCCCTGGGTGGAGCTGCCACCAGTTCCGACGACATACTTCCGAGCAGAACTTACGCTTTCTCCCTGTTGATGACTGGATAAGCTTTTTATTGCAGTGCCTACAGATCAGGGATGAATTCTTCTGTTCCTCAAGGTTCAATGCCACAACAACCGAACTGCCACAAATGCCATGCCTCTGGCAGAAGCTTCGCACATTGTTTCGATTCATTCCCATAGCAGCTGCTATTGCTTTGTATCCAAAGCCGTTCACCCTTAGTTCAGTTATCTTTTGTCGTTCCTCATCAGTCATCTTCTGTTAACCTCCGGAAATAAAAAAACGCCTCGGTTGGCTGATTTCTCAGTTCACCTTAGCGTTCAAACTTGTGATTTACTTTGCAGAATTGCTTTTTATGGCATCAACAATGATCATCGTGCATACAACAATAATTGAGCAAAGCATAGATATTGAGATTACTACAAATCCCACATCATATGGACCTGGCCCCATAGCAGAACCAACATACGTAGAAATAAATAAAACAGCCAGAAAAACAATGACCCCTAAAACAGAATAAACAAAATATTTCATTTCAACCTCTTGTTGCATATGTTTTATGATTTTTAAGTAAATTACCGTAAAACTAGTATACTATATTGAAATATAACATTCCACCTCAGTTTCAGTTTATATCAGTGCTAAATATAGTAAATTCCAAGTAACTATTACGCAAAACCCCAAATTACAAATAGCTTGAATCCCAATCCTTCAGGTACTTTCCGGCACCATTTCGCGATACCCCCCTTATGAAATTTCGCGAAAATTCACGCGTTGGGAACGCGCGTTCGATACCCCTTGAGCCCCAAGGGTTTTCAGCCCCCTACCCCTCATGTAACGGTTTCAGTATTTGTATGAAACATGCATATCTTCCACCCGAGTTTTCCGGTTGTGACACCTTGTACATAGTGGTTGCCAGTTGGTCTCATCCCAGAAGAGGATCATATCACCTCGATGAGATATGATGTGATCAACCACTGTTGCTTTGGTCAGCTCACCAACCTGCATGCACCTTACACACAAAGGATGTGACTCAAGGTATATCTTCTTGGCCTTACGCCACCTACCATCGTAGCCTTTGTCCGTGGAGCTTAGCACAGTTGCTGCATGCTGCTTGGCATGAACATCACAGTACTTTCCTGCTGTGAGCAGTGGACAGCCTGGATGCTTACATGGCTTCATTGGTTTCCTTGGCATACAGCTTCCTCCCTAAAGTTAAAGCCCTGAGATTTCTCTCAAGGCTTACTTACATTCTTCCACAACTACATATTATCACAGTTTGGAGTGTCTTATAGTGTCCTCTTAGTGTCCAGTTTTGCTGAACCGCAAGAATATTACTCTTAAAGTCTAAAACTAATAGAACAGAACTATGATATGTCAATTATCTTAATTAAAATTTGCAGACATGTGAATAGCCTAATAAAACAGAATATAAATGCATATAAATATAATAACACCATGCAAATATTGATCCCATCAAATACAGTAATTAAAATTGAGAGAATCAAAGTAAAGGTGATAACATAGCACGTCATTATAAATATCTTCATTAATTCCCTAAAATGCGATGATTTCCTTAATGCATCCAAATATTTAGTTTCTCTAACTGAAACTAATATTGAGACCGATGTTATTAAGAATCCAAGTATCGTTGCCCATACTCCAACCATTGAAGTATTTAGTTCTATTATGGATTGAAGGGTGCTATCAAATATAGAATTCTTTTTTAATGTAATAAACATACCACCAAATATAAGAGTCGTTGCTAAAATATCTCGTATTATTTTCGAGTTATCTTTATACTTCATCACTGTTCTCCCATACGATTAGGTATATTTTTGTACGTTCTTTATGAAGTATTGAATCATCGCATCATATGCTTCTGAACTCTCAAAGGTTTTTGAATTTCCTATTGGTATAAAATCTTCCGAGAACATGAAGTTTTCTGATAACAGATCGATCTCCTCAGTCCCATATCCATACTTTACTTTAAACTTATGGAAATCAGACTTATTTTTCAAAAACAGTCTTTTAACAAATTCCGGAGTCAAGGAATCCAACTTAAATCCTTTTTTTGATTTTGAAATCCTTCTTCGAAGTACTAATTCAACACTATCAATCTCATTTTTCATATAGTCGAGCGCTCTAAAAGCATCATCTTCTTCAATAAGTTCTTTGATAGCTTCTGAATTTGAATCTATTTTAATCGCAAATAAAGACATTTCTTTATCAGTTTTAAGTTTTTTAAGAGTGTCAATGTTGACCATATTATAGAAATTAGCATCAAAAATTTTCTCAATGCTTGACTTATTCACTAAGTAATCACTAATGTCTTTTATTTTTGCACCAGCAAAATTATACTCTAATGCTAGAGCATTATGTTTCAAGAAGAAAATCCCATGTGTTACCTCAGCGAGCTTATCACCAGCACTGATATAGTTAGTCATTGGACTTAACACACCATTCTGTTCGATATAAGGAAGTAGCTTGCTTCTACATAGTAAAATTCTAAACTTAATGTGGGTTTCATCAAGTGAATCTAATATGGTGTAAACAAAATTCCCATCCGGTTTCTCATATAGCATATATTTCTTATCAAACAGTGTATTGTCATATACTAAGCTTTTACTTGCCTTGAAAAACTCAGCTAAGACGGTTGCAAGTTGATCTTTTTCATATGTTGCAACGCGCGAATTATGTTGATCAGAATAATCTAAATCGAATTGATAGTAATAAAATCTTCGCGTTATCTTTGAAATTGCATTTTTTACGGCCATTATGACATCACTCCTTATATTGAGTATACATCATAATCACTTAGTTTATATAAATATTAATATAAGGAATGAAAATATTATTGAAATGTAATCAAAAAGCCCTGAGATTTCTCTCAAGGCTTACTTACATTCTTCCACAACTACATATTATCACAGTTTGGAGTGTCTTTTAGTGTCCTCTTAGTGTCCAGTTTTATTCAGCCACTATTTTCATCTTCTCGCTTTCAGTCAGAATTGCATTTACAGCATTCGATATACGATTATGCTTCTCAAGTACCTTCTCTGCCTCGCTCAGAGCTCGTTTATGAAGTTTCAATATCCATCGGACATGGTATCCAAGTAACTCTGAGATTTCATCCCATTTTTTGTTCTTGATATACCTGAAGTCAATTATTGCCCTATGAAGTGGATCTTCAATCTCTAGGACGAATAGCTCCATCTCGTTCTTTAGCTCATACAGCTTATCGATATCCTTATTTATTTCTTGTTCAAGCATCACCATCTTCACAATTGTATTCTCCATTGGACTTTTCTGTTTGCTCGAACTTACCCGATCTTGTCTAAGACTTGATGTTATTCGCATTGTTCTAGCTTTCAACTCTTCTTTCTGACTCAGCTTCATGTTGATCTTCTGGTCCAGAAAGTAGGCTTGACTCAAATATTTTTTCACATCCATTCGCATTCCTCCAAGTTTTTCAAGATTGCTCTCACTTCATCCAAACTTGTCACTTTGTAAGCTTTGCCGCCAGCCTCATTTATCTTTTCAAGTGTTACTGACTGCAGTTTGGTTAGTATCCCCTTCTCTGTTTTAACTTCAAAGGCCACAAAGCGACCTCTGAAGCAACAGATGATGTCGGGGATTCCAGTAGTACCATACATACCACCATGCTCCTTCCAACAGAAGCACATCGGTATGGTCTTTAAGTATTTAAGGATCTTACTCAC